AGCGTTAAAAGAGCAGCATAAAGTATCGGATCTTGGCCCAGAAGGTCAGTTTGCATTAATCAATGATTTTCTAGGTATTAGACAAGCCTCTGGAATTCAAAACTTTAAAAAAGACCCAGAAAGAGCTGCTAAGATTATTAAGGCTAAAGATATTTCTGATGCTGATGTAAAGAAGGCTTTATCTGCAATGGAAAAGGAAGATTGGTTTAAGGAAGATCTAGATGAAGATGCACCAACAAATAATATAGGTGATGGGAATATTGCGAAGAAAGACAATGTAATGAAGATGGATGGTAGATCTAAAAATTTCAAATCTGTCATGAAGCGTATCAAGGAACGTAAACTCAAAGAACAAGAAAAACTCATGAAGGCTAGATTGCTAAAATGGGGTATTAAGGAAGAAGTTGTTAATGAAGAGGAATATGAAGAATTCTTCAAGAAAGCAATGAAAAAATTCAAAATAAAAGATATTGAAGATCTCAATGATAAAGAAAGGGTGAAATTTTTTAATTGGGTTGATAAAAATTGGGATGCTGGCGAAAACGAGACCGATTGATATGGCGGACAAGAAAGGGGAGACCTCTTGCCCAGATAGAAGGATGGATCGTCATGAATGGATATTAGAACAGCATGAAGAAGATATCAAAGAGCTTCATGATTCCACTGTTAAAATGGCAGAGTCTATAGCTTCTATTAATCTAACCCTGATACAACTCAAATGGCTTGCGTATGGTGGTGCTGCAGCATATCTACTGCAATCTGTTGGATTTGTTGAGGCTGTGAAGTCTGTTCTCTTGTAAAACCAGTTATATGCTCTAGTTTTACAGTTAAGGTGATTGGACCCCTATAATCATCTTAATCGCAAGAAAATCACGTATAGATTGAATATAGGGGTTTTAACCCATTGATCTATATACAGTTTTAAATCACTTTTATTATACAATTAGAAGTTTTTGTGGTATAATTATATTATGAATTATATTGATCTAAAATATATAAACCTCCTATCTCCCAGACTCGCTAGATTTAAGAAAAAATCTATCACAGAGTACAATTTCCGTTGTCCTTTTTGCGGGGATTCACAGAAATCCCAAACAAAGGCTAGAGGATGGATAATAGAAAAAAAGCAAGAATCGTTCTATTACTGCCATAACTGTAATATATCTAAATCCCTTTATTCCCTTATCGATGAGATTGATACCAATCTTTCGAGGGAATATTATTTTGAAAAATTTAAATCCACGGAAGATGTTAGGAAACCGAATATTGAGAAGTTCGAATTCTCGAAACCTGTATTTAATACAAACCCCCTCAAAAAGTCTGCGATTTCTTTATCTGAACTCCCCTCAAATCATATTGCGATAAAATATGTAGAATCGAGAAAAATCCCCAAGAAAAAATACGATTCTCTTTTCTATATAGATAAGTTTAATAAATTAGACTCTCAGTCAAATATAAAAGATGAAAGACTTATTATTCCGTATTATAATATGGATGGTAAATTAACTGGATTTACTGGAAGAGCTCTGGGTTCGAGTGGATTGAGATATGCAAATGTTTCTTATACAGAGGAACAGCTTTTCTATGGGCTTCGTGAAGTCGATTTGAAAAAGGATATATATATTGTAGAAGGTGCCATAGATTCTATGTTTCTAGGGAATTCTATTGCTGTAAATAATTCGAATCTATCGAGGGTGACGGCTGTTGTCCCAAAGGAAAAATGCATTTTAATACCTGACAAGGAACCAAGAAACAAAACTATTATTAATAATATTGAAAAATTTATTAATCTCGGATTCAGGATATCTTTAATACCACATGAAATAATTGGTAAAGATATCAATGAATATGTATTAAATGGTACCAAAATTCACGATATTATAAATGATAATATATATTGTGGAATGAGAGCTAAATTAAAATTAACGGAATGGAAGAGAATATAATGGAGGATTTAAATAGCTACTATCTCTGTGATTCTTGTGATGCTAGTTTTAAAATATCACATTCACTTGATCCAGTAGTATATACAATTAACCACTGCCCCTTTTGTAGCAGTGATAATTTAGATGTTGATGAAATTATAGAGGAATGATATGATCTATATTGATGCAAGTCAGATGTTTATTTCCAATGCAATGGTATATCTGTCTTATAATGATGAGTTAGATGAAAATAAATATAAATTCATGATTTATTCTTCTATTTTATCTTATCTGAAGAATAAAGGAAAATATGGTGATATGATACTATGTTTTGATTCAAAGAAGAACTGGAGAAGAACTGTATTTGAATATTATAAAGCAAGCCGTAGGAAGGCAAGAAAAGAGGAAACGAAAATAGATTGGCCAGCTATATTTAAAGTTATAGATGCAACTAAATTAGATTTAAATAATTATTTCCCCTTTAAGTGTATTGAAGTTGAAAATGCTGAGGCAGATGATGTCATAGGTATTTTGTCTAAACATATCCAAGATAAAAGTCTCATCATATCTTCTGATAAAGATTATTTTCAGCTTCAGAGATATAATTGGATATCACAATATTCCCCTATTACTAAAAAGCAAGTTAAACCTGCAATGTCTCCTTCTAATTATTTGAGAGAGCATATTATCAAAGGGGATAAGGGAGATGGTGTACCAAACTTTTTATCTGCAGATAATATTTTTGTCGAAGGTGGAAGACAAACTCCTATTACCAAAAAGAAATTAGACTCTTGGTTTGGTAAAGACCCTAAAGAGTTTTGTGATGAGACTATGCTCAGAAATTTTCAGAGAAATGAATTATTAATTGATTTTGATAAAATACCAAAAGAAATTGAGAATAATATACTCGAAAGTTACGCAAATTCTGTAATAAATAAAAAATCAAAACTATTAAATTATTTTATTGAAAATAGATTTAAAGAATTTATATCTAAAATTGACAATTTTTAAAAAGGAAATATAATGAAATATACAATGCATGAAATGTTAAAGAAAGCTGGTAATCAAAGATCTAATGCCAGTAAGATTAAACTCCTTCGTGAGTTTGATTCCCCCGAACTTAGATCGCTAGTGAAGTCTTCTTATGATCCGAGCATCCAGTGGCTTTTACCGGAGGGTGATGTGCCATACGATAAAAAGGATTATAAACTCGGGGATGGATCACATAAGTTTCTTTTCACAGAGATACCAACCCTATATCATTTTGTTAAAGGCGGTAACGATTCTCTCAAGAAACCAAAGAGAGAGCAAATGTTTATTGAATTGCTCGAGTCTCTTCATGAATCTGAAGCGGAACTATTAATATTAGCAAAGGATAAGTGTTTATATAAAGAATATAAATTATCGGATAATGTGATACGCGAAGCATTTGACTGGAACTCTGAATATCGTAAAGCATAATGCCTACATATACATTAAAAGAAATTAAAACTGGAATTACTTCTGAAGTATTTTTACCAATATCCAGAATGGAAGAATTGGTTGCCTCTGGAGAATATGTTCAAATTATAGGATCGCCCAAAATAGTTACTGGTGTTGGTTCACCGTTAAAAAATACACCAAATGAATTTAAGGATATACTAAAGGAAGTTAAAAGGAAGTCGCCAAAGGCGACAATGGAAATTAACTAAAGGACAATTAAATTGGCATCGAGAAAGAAAATGACAGTCACCGAACAAAATTTAATAAAAATAGTGCCCATCACAGATGCACAAAAAGAAACTGTGAAGGCATATGAAGAACATAAAAATCTTTTTCTGTACGGCTCTGCTGGAACAGGGAAAACGTTTATCACATTATATTTAGCTCTCAAGGAGGCATTGGAAAATAAGAAACAAGTATACATAGTTCGTTCTCTTGTACCAACTAGGGATGTTGGTTTTCTTCCAGGAACTATAGAGGAAAAATCTGAATTATATCAATCTCCATATAAGAATATGGTCAAATATATGTTCAAGCAACAATCGGATTCCGAATTTTCTTCTCTATACAATAGACTTGTTGATCAGGAAACTATACAATTTTTAAGCACCTCGTTTCTAAGAGGTATCACCCTTGATAACTCTATCATAATTGTTGATGAATCTCAGAATTTAACATTCTGGGAACTTAATTCTATTATTACAAGAGTTGGTCAAGATTCTAAAATTATCTTTGCTGGGGATATTGATCAAACAGATCTTAAAAATTCCGAATCAGAGGGGTTTTCTATTCTACTCAGTATTTTAAATTTGATGGAAGAATTTAAATGTATAGAATTCGGTCTCAATGATATTGTTAGATCTGGATTTATTAAATCGTATCTCATAGCTAAAATGAAAGTTGGGAAATAAAGTTTACAACTCCCGGTATATATTATATAATGGAAGAAAAGAATGAATTAAAAATTGGAGATCATTTTCGTGTTACTGGATTCGACAATGCTGGTAGAGCGTATCGCAATCGATTGTTGGCTATGGGATTAACACCCGGAACGGAATTTATAGTTGATCGTTTTGCCCCTTTAGGGGATCCAATTATTATATCAATTCGTGGATATAAATTATCATTAAGATCTGATGAATTAAAGGTTTTATTATTAGATCGTGTGAAGCCATGTAAGGGATGTCATTCTTGTGATTAAAAATAAAAGGAGAACACAGTGCTAAAGACGGCGAAAGAATTTTCGAAAACAATTGAAATCCTATCAGAAGAACACACGCTAAGTCTTATAGATACTATAACTTGGTATGCAGAAAAAAATGAAATCGAAATGGAATCGGTTGTTAAAATGTTAACCCCAAATATAAAGGAGAAAATATACTACGAAGCATCAAAACTTAGATGTGTTAAGAAAAAACCAGAACTACCGCTATGAACGGGAATTGGAATGA